AGCACCTGGCGTAGATGTCATGCTCTCTGCGGGGATGCCCATAGAGTTCTGCAATCCGACCCACGCCTGTGTGGCCCATGCAGGTGGCGCACCGACACGGCGCAGTTGGCCCATCGGGCCAGGGGTTGGTTCAAAGATGCCACGAACCAGGGCGGAGATGGTGAAGATATCTGCGGGAGTGCGTGCCCAGTCCATCGCAGCATTGAAGTATTCAAGACTCGTGGGCCGGTCACGGAAGTTGGCCTTGGTGACAGCGGCCTCCATGTTGCCTTCGACAAGATGCATGGATATCTGGTCATCTACGGAAGGCGTGGGTGCGGCCTGCAAGCTCCCGTCTGGTTGCTGGAAATAGGGCTGCATCGTCTTCGGGTCGATGATGTAGCCAGGATCTACGCGTTCTTTGACAGGATCGAGTGCACCTGTTCGTTGTTGAAGTACGTCATAGCCAGGAAGGTCGATGCCAGTGGCTATGCCTGGTGTATATGTTGGCTTGGCGGCCTTGGTCTTATCTATCTTGGTGACCTTGCCACCAGATAGGACTATATCGGAGTCGTATTGGTCGCCTAGCGGGATGACCTGGTAATCCGCATCCTTATCGAGCCCGTACTTGGAGAGGTCCCCGACCCTGGCCTCCAGAGCGGCAATCATGTTGCCGAACTGCTCCATGTCCACGGTGCCTTTGATAGGATTACCTGTTAGGGTATTCACCATGTTGAGATCAGGGAAATCTATGCCTTTATAAACCTCATCCCATAAATCTAGGAGGTTTACAGGCGCACCCTGTTCTGCGGCCCTTTCTGCTAGTTCGGCCCCGTCATCGCGGAACTCCTGATTGTACATGCTAGAGAAGGCACGGAAATGCTCAGGTTCACGTAGGTTTAAGACCATCTCATCGTCTGGCCCAAACCCCCCGTACAGCACCATATTCCCGCCGCTGCCTTCTACCCGCGTGGCACCGATATCTTCACGGAGCCATTTATCCATCGCCGGGGAGTAGACCCACTGGCCCTGGTGACCAGCGCCGATCATCTTATGGAATACGCGCCACCGCCCATCCGTGCCTAACTGCAGATCACCTTCCATATAATGACTAGGCAATTCCGTTTCCTCCTGCGTAGCCCGGCATGTGGTTCAGTATCGCCTGTGGGCCTTGTTCGTCTATCTCCATCTGGCGCTGGAACTGTGTCTTCTTAGCCCAGTCATTATGCCAGACCGATTTGCTGCTCACCCGTTCCTCGCCCCATTTGACAGGTGGGTTCGGCCCTTTCTCGGCCTCTGACCCGGCATCGAATAATTCATTGAACTCATTAGCCACGTTCAGCATCGCTTCAGTGAACTGGTTCTTCACGCTCATCTTGCCAACTCCTGGCCTACTCTACTAGGGCTTACGGAGCCCGGGGCTAGTGGATTGCGGGTGGGCCTGCCCTGTCCACCCATGCCGGCCATAGCGCCCATGCTCTGTTGTATCGGCATACCATCAGGGCCAAGCATCGGGCCTTCCCCTGGCATACCACCTCCAGCACCCGGCATCTGGGCTTCAGCCTGGGCCTGTTGTTTAGCCTGTTCTTCTTCTTGTTGTTCCAGCATATTAAGGATGCCTGCCTCACGCGCCACGGCCTTTGCCATGACCTCCTGAACACGGGGGTCTGATCTGATAAGGTCTTCTAGCAACCTGCGCTGCTCACCAGTGGCATCTTCTAACTTCGCATCTGCCGACCAGTAAGTCTCCTTGGACTTCAGTCCTTGCTGTACCTCTCTCAGTCCAAGCTCCCGGTGCTGTAACTGCATCACGGGATCGACAAGCTCGAAGCTGACCAGGATGGAATAATCACTCTCGATCATGCTGGGGTCTATGGCGTGCCCCCTGATACGCAGGCTTAGATCGAGTACGTCCACCCACTGCAAGATATGTGATGCGGATTGTGTTGCAAGATGTTGCAGTTGTTTGCTCGGAGATACGAATTTCCTACCAGCAGCAGTTGTAAGTATCGCTTGTTGGCCAACTGTCGAAACGCCAGTCTCACGCACGCCTTGTAGGGCGCGGGAGAAGGTCCCCATCTCGATGTCCCTATCCAGCCATTCCTCGGACTGGAACATCCAGTTGGGCAAATTAGGCATGTCCATCTTCCAAACGTCGCCCCGGTTCCCCATCTCGATGACATCGCCTCGGGCCATCTGCTCTTGGAGTTCGGCTGAGTCCATGACCGTGCCTGTGGGGTTGAAGGTGGCTTCCATGAGCGCGTTATGTCTACCCGATACGGCCTGCGCCTGCGCTTTCAGTACCGGCATGACGGGTTCTAAGACACCGACAGCCATATAGGTGGGGTCTACTTCTTCCAGTGCCGTCACTTCCTGGCCGTAGCCGGAGAAGGCGTGGCTATAGGGTATGAAGCCCCAGGTATTCTTCTCAACGAACAATAACTCGCTATCAGCGATCATCGCGTGCCAGCACTCAGACCAGAACTCGTCCACCATGATGAGTTCGAAGGGGTTCTCGCCGCACTCCCACTTCTTCACCTCACCGCGTCTGGCCCTGGCCCCTATGAGCCTGGATTTGGTTATCTCCTCAAGGTCTATGGAGCGCCTGTAGGCGTGTTTCACGGCGATACGGGGTTCTTTCTCCGTGGGGTCAAGTAGTATCCGTGACGGGTGAGGAGCCCTGGTCCTGAAGGGCATCATGCTCTTGGTGGCATTACGGTGGATACGGACGCGCCTATCGTACTCATCTTGCGGTTCGCCGCGTCCCTTCTTGGGCTTCTCGCGGCGCTGGGCCATGCACATGGTATCTAAGCCGTCTTCGACCACGGCGTACCCATATAAGAGGAGATGCTTACCGACCTGTTTCCAGGTGAGGTTCGGCTCGAACAAGGACGCCTCGTCCAAGATCGCCTTCATGGCGGGCTCCACCTGGTCGGCCCGGCGTTTGCTCGCTTCTGTCTGGGTGCTGGGCCACCTATGGATCATCGGCTCATAGGCCAACTGGTGGTCTACGGCGTGGTCCACTATCGAGCGTGAGCGGGCCGGCTTCAGCCATTCGGGGCGGTTCATGCCATCTGGCCAGAGCTTGAAGGTCTGTTGGTAATAGCTGTCGACCTCCTGCCACTTGGTATGTGTGCGGGACCATAGGTCCTGCAGATACCGGGTCATCTGACGGATGGATTCTACTGTCGGTTTATCGTCGTAAGCCAAACTACCACCTCAAACGGTTACGGTTACGTCCCAATATGCGTTTCCAGCCGTTCTCCTGGGGGCCGTAGAGATCCCGACCTGTGGCCTGGGCAAAGCGTCTGAGCTGCCACGCTATGCCGATAGTCAAAGGATAGTCGTCATGGGCTCCGACCTGTCCTTCTATCCTGCCATTCTTCTTGGGATTACGGATGACTGCATAGAACTGGTCTAGCCCTTCTTGACTGGGTACGACCACGAGTCTATCGAATACAGCCTCTATCAGTTCCCCCCAGAGTATATACCTGGAACGTTCATCTGTATGCCAGCCGCATTTATCATCGTCCCGGTAATACAGATGCGGATACCGGGCCTCCCTGGCTGTGGATATGGTCAGTACACCCCAGTCATTATCTTCTATGCCCCAGACAGGGTTATGGTACAGCTTCATCAGTTCCATCGAGGCTAAGGCAAGTTGGTCCGGGGGTATCAGATTGGTCTGGATATCAGCTACGACGTAGCCCGTGCTTACATCTAATACCACGGTCACGGCCCAGTCGCCGCCGGTGCCGTGGGATGTGTCGGTTGCGGCCACGTACCGCTTGCCGGGGTGGAACTCCTGCCAGATATTCGCCGTGACTGGCCCCACCTGGGGGGTGCGGATGGGGGTGCGGCAGTCCTGGGACATCAGATTAAGTATGTCGTGATCGAAGGCAGCTATGCTCCGGGGCGGGGAGAGGGCTTCGGCCTCACTGGAGGGGTATTCCTTCTCGAACAGTGATATGTCCGAATACTCACGCTGCCTGGCGGTGAACCACTCGTTATCCCTTCCCGGCCTTACATTCCAGCCGTAGAAGATCTTCTTGAACCCGTTATCGGGCGCTTCCTGGTACACCCTCTTGAACATGGAACGGGCATTACCGGCGTTGGATGTGGATACCATGATGAGTTGGCCGCCAAGGTCATCTATGGTGGGCTTGACTGCGGCGTAGTTAGATTCCAGGTGTTCGTGGAAGTCGGCCTCATCCAGTATGACGAGTGATGCGGTGGCGGACCGGCCTGCCTTATCAGTGGACGGGAGGGCTCTGATGCCTGATTCCATCTGTGGGAAGGTGAGTTCCTGCCTGGAATCCGTGCCCAGCGTGGTCCTAAGTCCTACTGGCAGCCTCTCATATATGAAGCGGCTCTTTGATAATAGGACCTTTGATTCTTCTTCACCCTGGGATAGGAGCAGTACCAGCGCCCCTTCCTTATACATGGCCGTCCAGGTCGCGTAGGCTGCCAGGAGCCAGGATGCCCCCGTCTGACGGGATTTAAGCCAGACGATGAGCTTCTCATCTTCCAGGTTCTGGCATACCTCGACCAGGTGGTCCCACCTCTCAAATGGGATTATCCCCCTGCCAGGGGGTGGTTCAAGTACATATACATAGTTCAAGAAGTCACTGAAGTGTCTTTGTGCTAGCGTGAAACTAGCTGCTTCACCGACCTCTAGCGCCAGGGACTCATGCTCATGGGCCGTCTGTACCATCACTCACCCGTGAGGTGCCGTCTATGATGCGTTTTCTCAAGTCTACCAGGGCTCTTAGTTCGTCGTCCGAGAAGTCGTTTATGGCCCGGTGTACCACTTCGCCCTCGATCTCTATGACCTGGGTGGCCTTACCGAAGGCCCGGTCAAGGAGCAGTTCTATGGCGCGGACCTGATCACTGGGCCTGGAGCCCTCTATCTCGCCCTGGGCCAACGCTACTAAACGCCGTACCAGCATCTCCCCGTTCTGTGTGGAGAATAGTATCTTCCTGGCGAGGTCCTTACTGTGTTTTACAGGTTTGCCAGATGGGTTGCCGGACTCCCCTTTCCGCCAGGGGGGTTGCCACTGGGGTGGTGGTTTCTCAATCATCCTCAGATTCCCCCTCACATTCATCACAGTCTGGCGGATCGACCACATCATATTCGATGAAGTCTTTACTCACCCCTGCCGACATATACAGATGGATCCAATCATCGGCGCAGGGCTCACATATCTCACCTAGATGTACTCGCATGAGGACAGCATACAACGGGACAACTGACCCTTGCAAGGCAGCCCTGCCCATGCTACCCTGCGATGACAGTGCGGGAGGCGACCAATACTCCCGACCCAGCCATATAGGATGGGTGCGTCAGATAGAACTGGCCCCTTATAAACGAGGGTGGTGGACCAGGATCCCATATCCTGGTTAGGGGTACTATCTGGGCTGGGATGGACGAGAGTCGCTCACCAGCTAATCGCAAAATCTGCCAGATGTCATTGGGACAGTTACGTTTATTTATGGTAGAGTTCCGTTGTTCTACTGTGACAATACAGTAGACCACCTCCTTCTGTGAGCCCCCTAGTTTGGTCCCCGCCACTTCTAGGGGGTTCCGTTTTTACCTTTTTTACCCTTCTTCTTGGCAAGGTGGTCATTCTTACCTCTTTGGCCATCTTGCCAATCCAACTGCGCAGCACAGCTCGATTCCAGTTAGACAGTAATAGGGAACATTACCATTGTGCGGGTAACGGTGGGATAACGGTGTACACAGAATACACAGAATGGCTTGGATTCTGGAAAGCAGCGTCTACCGGCCCCCCTACCCCCAAAGTACCCCT